TGTATTCATATTGGGCAAATGCAAACAACCCAATGTTTTTATTAACAAGAGAAACGGTTGCCGGCAGACATAAAGATTATATGACTGCTAGAAATAACGAATTAGGAAAGTAAATGTTTTATCTATTTAAAAAGGTATATCTAGCTAGTGATAGTATCATTGATACATTTAGAGATAGAGTAGTAATCTCTAGTACAAATGGTGTCAAAGCAAGTCAACATATCGACATGTTTCCAGGTGCTCTTATGGCATGTGGTTCTAGTATCGTAGATGTTATAGGTCCAGGTAAAAATTTCTCAAACTGGTATAACTTTTTTAAACAGTTGAACGATAAGACTACTGCTACAGGCAAACAAGTTGTTGTATATTGTGACAACGAAAGTTTAGTTTCAGTATGGATTGCTTACATGAAATATGTATTGGCAAATCCAGATAAAGATACTTGTAAAGCATTATTAGAAAGTCATGTATATAGATATGAAGTTTTTGCAAAAGGTAGATATTCAAGAAATACTACAAATACAAATATTGCATTTACAATCGAACAAGATAACTTTGATGATGAGTGGGCGGCCATTTCGGCACCTATTGAAGAAGATAGAGCGAATTGGTTAGTAATTAATAAAGACCATTTACCAGTTGAATATCTATTAGCAACATATCTAAAAGATGGTACTTATAAAGATGAATTAAAAGGCCAACTTAAAAAACTATACAAGAAAGATTTAGAAAAGTTCTTGTTAGAATTAAAAGAAATATTCTATACACATTTAACAACTTCAAGTTTACCAGCAAGTTTAAGTCTAGCAAAAACATATACATTTGAGAATGCTAGAGAAATAGAAGATGATACAACGACATACGGTGAGTTATTTAATAATCGTAGATATTGGATGTATCCATATATGAATTATGCTTCATCTGGTAAAAACATTAACTTTGATAATATTACTTCAACAGATATAACAAACTTAAAAGCTTTCGCAGACAAAGCTGAGGACGCATTTGCTGAATTTACTTCACTATCAGAAAGTGATAAATTAGATAAAATAGCAATTGCCAACGGAGAATTTACAGACGCTTTACTGACTACACTTATAGATGATGAAGCTGCATATGCTAATCAATCAGGTTCTTTTTCTTCAATAGATTTAGAAACTGTAAATCATTATTTTGTAGGTGCTATATTGTCTAATAAGTCAGACAATGCATTTTTGGGTAAATACTCTATAACATAATGAGGAAATATTTGTGTCATTTTATGATGTCATTGACAACAAGGTTGTTGATTATTGCGAGATAGTAACCTGTCTCTTTGAACATTGCAATTTAAATTGTATTTTTTGCCCACAAGACCATAACAGTATTGTTGGTAGTTCAAGAAAAGAAATACTAGACAAAGCTCAAACAATATCACACTACATTAATAATAATACCAGGTCGACAGATTTTTCTGTTCATATCATGGGTGGTGAATTGTTTTCCGATTATTGGTTGCAACAAAATTATATACCAATATACACCAAGTTTATTAAGTTAATACGAAATAAAGTTAAGCCAGAAAAAAATGTTATTTTTAACTTTGTCAGTAATCTAGTATTTGAAAATCACCATTTAGTCAGAGAATTTTTAGACGCAAACGATTTAAAGATATCTATATCTTACGACCCACACGGCCGTTTCAATTCATATAATAGTACACTATTCAAACAAAATGTCGAAAGATTTAAAGACAGAATTAGAATGGTATCATGTGTACAAACATATCAAAACATCAAAGCAATAAAACATGGTGATGAATACTTTGATTACCTTTACAGTTTATTTCCAGTAGATTGGGACCATTTATTACCTAGTACAGGTAAAAAATCAGACTTGGCGATTATGCCAAGAGAGAGTGAAGTTTTAGCCTTTTATAAAATATTAATTGACAAGTATCCCAAGTGTAGAAATATAGAACATTTTACAAATGGTAAGTCAGAAAATAAAATGACATGTACGAGAGGTAACAGTCTAACAATTATGCCAGACGGTACGATACCTACAGGTTGTTCAGGTTCAGTTTTATTAAAAGAATACAACACCGAAGATTTGGGTGGTACAAAGATAATGGAGAATTGGGTAAACAAATATAATTGTTTTGAATGTGATTATTTCAAAAGATGTCCAATGTCTTGTTTCATCAAATCAGATTTTAAACATTTAGAAGACGATTTACCTGATTGCGCTTTCAGATTGGCATTCAAATATAGTGATGAAAAAATTAAACATAGCCTTCGTTAATCCACCACACGCTGATTGGTCATTAGCTAATAATATGACCTATCTGATGGTACAAAGCCATTATAACCTAGTTGGTAGGTATAAGGCAAGCGTGAATTGGATAGAAGCGCCATTTAAATTTAACAAATATACAACGATTGAGGAATTATATGAAGACATTAGTAAAACAAATAAACCAGATATTGTTATGTTTAGTTCTTATAGCTGGAATTTTCCTATTATTGACAGCCTTGCTGAATATTGCAAACAACAAAATCCCAAAACAATCACAGTTGTTGGCGGACCCCACATTGGCCTTTATGAAAATGAATTATTAGAAGAAAGAAAAAGAATATACGATTTTATTTGTCAACCTACAAAACCTGGCGAACCATACATGGAAGATTTAATCAATAGTTGGTTTGAAAATGATGGTAAACCTGTTGTAGAAGATATTAGTTGGGAGATGAGAAGTCTAAAGGCAACAAAACATAATATTAATACAGACGCTTCTATTTACGAAGAACACCATGAGTACCTCAAAAAAACTTTAGATTACGCTAAAGCAAATAAAATGGAACCCTTTATGATATTAGAAACGACCAGAGGTTGTCCTTACAAATGTGTATATTGTGAATGGGGTGGTGGCACAGATACAAAGATTATTAAGAAAGATATTGAGTTAGTCAAAAGAGATATAGACTGGATTAAAAAGGCAGGTTATAGAGACGCATACTTAACAGACGCAAACTTTGGTGCCTTTGAACAAAGAGATTTAGATATATTCGCCTATGCGTGGGGTAAGAATTTTAATTTAACAGATATTTCTACAATGAAGTCGCCAAGTTTAGAAAGGCGAAAACGATTGATAGATAAATGGTTTGAAATTGTTGGTGCAGGACCAGAAAAACATAGTAAGTCCGAGGGAGGTACCGATATGTGGGGAGATACACAGTATGTATCGGTAGTGCCAACAGTTTCAATACAATCTATTAGTGAAGAAGCTATGAAAGTATCTAAAAGAAAAGACTTATCATGTAAAGATAAATTAGAATTAAGTAGGCATATTGAAAAAAGATGTAGAGAAGAGGGGTTTCCAGTACCAGCATTAGAATTAATTTTAGCTATGCCTGGTAGTACACTTGAAGATTTTTATGATGAGGTAGAAGTAATATGGAATTTTAAAGCATGGTCTAGTTTCAGACATGATTATATGTTTTTACCAGATAGTGAATTAAGTAATCCAAAATATATTAAAGAATATGATATTGAAACAGTAGAAGTATATTCTGATATTATAGACGAAGATGGTTCTGATAATTGGAACAGTTTGTATAAAAACAAAAAGACTACATTTAGAACAATGAGGTCTTGTTATTCTTATACAGTAGAAGATATGAAAGAGATGTGGTTTATGAATAATGCAGCTAATTATTTGTTAAGAAATTTTTATGAGGGTATCAAAGAATATTGTAAACCACAAGAGATGGCCAAAGAGTGTTATAAAGTTATTAAAACACTACCAGAATTTGAACCTATTAGAGAAGAGATTGATGATATATTCAATCCTAACACACCCGCCAGGTCAATTAGAACATTGAATGGTGAATTTAGAGTAAAGGTAATTGATAGAATGTTAGAAGAAAATATGACGATAATTAAATCGGAAGTCATGTCCAAGTTGTTGAATAAATAGTAATATGATTGATGATGTAAACATAAAAGGTTATGTGAAGTTGTATGAACCAGGTATATCAGAGTTGGTAAACCTTGATGAACATACACTCTTAAACACCGAAGAAAGACAACGAGATAATGGAGAGAAAGATGTAAATCCTTTCTTACATCAAAAGTTGACAGTTGTTGGTAAATATCTACATGAGAAGTTTATCAAACCAAAATATGCTAATTCAGACTATATGTATTACAATGTATGGGACGGAGTTGATAAAGATAATCAAGGTTGGCATACAGACTTTATGGAAGGATATGATTTGTTTTTCTTATATTATTTTGACACAGCAAATGAAGATACTGGTGGTCAAATAGAGTTTAAATGGCAAGACGGTGAAGAGAAATATTATCCTCAATCAGGTGATTTATTTTTAGTATCTAACAAAAGAGGATATTGGCACAAAGCAGGCTCTACGAATATTACAAGAAGAGTTGCTAGTTTCAATTTTAAAACAAATGAGTAATTTTGTGACAGACACCGGTAGTAAGTTTTATAAAATGAATGTTGATGATTTAATGGTAAAGAAAAAGCGTTTAAGTCTTGAAAGGGATTTATGCGCCGAAATGTATAATTTAATGTTATCAAAAGCAAATGCTAGCATTAATAACGAAAGTAAATACAAATACTATTTAGATGTAGTAGAAGTAATGGAACCTTATGCTAAAGAAACTAAAGAAGAAATTAGGGAAATTAATCGTCAAATATGTAAACTGGTGGGCAGGGATACACTAAAAGGTACAGTATATAATTTAGAATGTGAGGACAGGTATGGATTATCCAAACCCGAATTATAATGATTTTTTTCTAAAGGGTTATGTACATGGTAAATGCTCATTAGATGTAAGTCATTTTGAAGACTACAAATATCCAGACGCAAACGATTCCGAAGCAGATAGTAGACCTAAAGAAGCAAGGTCAGATTTAACAACTCTACACTTGTTAATAGGCCAAGAATATATTAATAAAATTTTTGGTAGAGATTACATACTAAAAGAAAATGGTATGTGGGAGGGTGTTGATGATGGTTCTCATATCTGGCACAATGACGCAAACAAAGGTAAAGATTTCAATACTAATTTTTTGATTTATATGGACGACAACGAAGTCGGTCTTAACAGTATTGGAGTTAGAGATAAGATAGATGAACATGTTATCTTTCCTAACAAATATGATTTTATGTGGTTAAACCAATCTTCAGCATTTGAACATAAAGCCGCCCACAACGGTGGTCGAAGAAGAGTGTTGTCATTTGAGTATAAGGTATATGGACTTAATAATTAAACCAACTGAATTATGTAATTTTAAATGTTCTTTCTGTTCTAGTACAAAGATTGCTGAACACAAGAAAGATATATTATCACACGATTACATATTTAAATTCTTAAAAAGATATCCAGATACAAATACAATAATTGTAAATGGCGGTGACCCATTGATGATGGATCCTGATTACTATTGGAGAATTATAGAACATTTAAATGAAAATGATTATAAAGCAAGTATATCATTAACAACAAACTTATGGCCATTTCTAGTAAAACCTAAAAAATGGAAAGACTTGTTTAATGATGACAGAGTAGGTGTCACAACATCTTTTCAATACGGTGGTGGTAGATTAAAAGGTGATTTTTCTGAATTTACGGAAGAAGATTTTTGGAGATGTTCAGACGCTATGTTAGAACATTGTGGTTATAGACCAGATTTTATCGCAGTTATTGTTCCAGAAAATGCAGACAGAGCTATTAAGAATGTAGAATTGGCATATGAGATGTCGGCAGGATTTAAACCAGTTGATACATTTGAAAATCTATCTAAAGATAAGTTAGGTGTTGAGTGTAAATTAAACTATGCAATGGCAAGTGGTGACCAAGAGAAACCTTTTTTAAAAGGAGATATCTACAAAACATATGTTGAAATATACAACCAAGGTTTAGCGCCATGGGAGTTTAATACAAAACAAATGGCAAAGAGATTAAGAAGAGAACAAACACTTTGTCCTTTACATAGAACATGTGACGCAGGTATCAGAGCATTCAATCCTAGTGGTGATTATTATTCATGTGGTGCATTTGGTGATGACAAAGATAAACCAATTGACTTTGATAGAGAAATGAATGGTGAGTTTTTTCTACCATTATCTAAAGACTTAAATTTACACTCTATGAAACAGGCATGTTATACTTGTCCTATGTTTGAGATATGTAATGGTTGTAGAAAAACAATTAAAGATTATAAAGAACATGGTTTAGTAGAACAACATTGTCGTAAAATGAAAAAGATTGCTCCGGAGATACTTAAAATAAATCGAATAAATAGTGATGTGACACCTTATGTGGATGAAAGTATATGATTAATATTGAATTTGGAACACCTGTATTTGATACAAAGATAAGAAGTCAAGCTGCTAAAGATACAGCAGAATACATACTTATCAATTATAATAGTTCTAATAAAAAATCAAGTAATGTAAGTGGTGATAATATATTTGATGATGAGGGTTTAACTAAATTTAAAAATGATGAAGTTATACCAACATTTAAAAGATATTGTTCATACTTTAATATTGATTTAGATAAGAAAGATTATGATTTGCGAGGTTGGGTTACCGGTTATGGTACTAACTATGCAATGCCAAAACATAATCATTCAGGTTCACATTTGAGTGCTGTGTTTTATTTGTTATGTGAAGAAACAAATGGTGGAGATTTAGTCTTACATGACCCACGAACAAATGCGAATAGAGGATATAAAGATGAATTTTTAAATATGTTTCAACCTGTAAGAATGACACCTAAAACAGGACAAGTTATTATGTTTCCTAGTTTTATGTATCATAATGTGGAAACATTCAATGGTAAGATGAGGTTGGCAATGCCAGTCGATTTGATTATGTATTAATATGAAGAAGATTACAGTTTCAATCAATCCAAGTTATTTTTGTAATTTTAGATGTAAGTTTTGTTATTTAACACCTGAAGAATTAGGTGACCAAAAAAGAATAGACTTGCGAGAATTAGATAGATTACTAGATGAAATAACAATGCACAGAGAGATAGATTGGATTGATTTGTACGGCGGGGAGATTGGCGCTTTAAAGAAAAACTTTTTTTATGGTATGCGAGATGTTATTAGAAAATGGTATGGTGGGAAAATTAATATCATTTCAAACTTTAGTATGCTACATAAGGGGTTTTTTGAGAAAGACTTTTACCTATCGGTAAGTTATGACTTTGAAGCAAGGGAGATGTCTGATAGAGTATATCAGAATATGCTACAAAGTAAAGTGCCAATCGCCGTATTAATTCTTGCTAGTCAAGATGTGATTGATAAAGATGTTAATGAGATGATTACTATGATGAATGCTTGTAGTAGTATAGAGAGTGTTGAGATAAAACCATATTCTACAAATCAAGCTAATCAACAAAATGTGACACATAAAGATTTTGAAGAGTTTGTTAAAAAGTGGATAGATAGTGATGTTCCTAAAAGATTTGATTTTATCAATGAAGGCAGAATAGTAGATAGTTTGAATGGTGATTATAATGCCTTTTCAAATGACCACATTTACATAACACCAAATGGTAAGTTTGGTGTGTTAGAGTTTGATAAAGATGATAATGAATATTTTAAAGAGTTAGATACATTTCAAGATTATATAAAATGGGCAGATGAGGAACCAATACATAATGTATCAGATATTTGTCGTAAGTGCGTTTATTATGGTAAGTGTTTAACTGAACATTACAGATATGTGACCGACTTAACACATTCATGTAATGGGTACAAAGGACTATTAGATTGGTATGATGAAAGACTGGAAAATAAAACAAGAATTATATCATAGATTAAATAGAACACATGATGACGACCTCAAAGAAGTAGAGGTTGAGATTGATGATGATATTGTCGGTAATGCTATAAGATATTTTAGAGAGAGTGATATAGGTTGGATATATCCGGCAAAAAGTTATGCAGTAGGTATAATGTATGCGTACTGGTTGTCAAAAGATTATGATGAAGATATGTATGACTTATTAAATGACAAAGATTTGTTGTACGGAAACGACCCTCATTTTAAACCATACCATGAGGATAAAGAGACATACGATAAGATAATACAGAGTGTGTGTCCGTTTGATGAAAATAAAGGTATGGTTTCCGATATTAAATATTGGTACAAACAAGAATTTCTGTTATAAATATACATAAGGAGATAAAATTATGACTATAAAAATTGATGGTAAAGAATATGATGAGACTAAATTTAGTCCTGAATTGCAAAATTACATTATGTGTCGTCAAGAAATACAAGTTAATTTAACTAGATTGAATATGGAAATCGAAAAAATTAATGTCTTGACTACATATTATAATGGTAAAATCAATGATATGCTTAAAGAAGAGGCAAAATAAATGGCTGCTATAGCTAACCTAACAATAGACCAAGGCGCAACATTCAGTTCGGATGTGACCGTCAAAGACGCAAACGGAAATAGATTTAATCTTACAGGATATTCAGCAACTGCTAAGTTAGCTAAAGGATATGCTAGTACGAAGACTAGAGTTTCAATGACAACTGCTATTGATACTGACCCCACAACTGGTGTGGTTACACTATCACTAAACGCAACTCAAACAGCAGCTTTAGACGCAACACGATATGTCTATGATTTAGAAATTTCCAGCGCAGGTGGCGAGGTTACTAGAGTAATTGAGGGATTAATTCAAGTAAGACCACAAGTCTCTATATAAGCAAATCTAAACCTTTATAAATATAAGAGTTAAACAAGAGAGAGAGTTATGGTAGACGCAACCATTGGAAAAAAACAAAATATTACTGCTGATATTAATGTAAATACTACCAGCGGTCCCAAGAAAGTAGCGGTTACTTTGCCTGCCAGTTCTGGTGGCGCTTCAAACTCATCTTTAAGACTAGCATTACTAGGTGATGTTGATACAACTAATTTGGATGATGGTGCAATGCTTCAGTATAGGGCTTCAGACGCAAAGTTCGTTGCTCGTACAGAAATAATAACAACCACAGGTACAATCCTGTTTAATTGCGGAAGTTTTTAACATATGGCAACAGTAATTCAGATAAAAAGAAGTTCGGGTACATCTACACCGGCTACACTAAAACTAGGTGAACAGGCCTATACATTTGGTGCAGGACTACAAGGTAATAACGGCGATAGATTATTCGTTGGTACTGGTACAGTCGATAGTAATGGTGACGCAACAAGTATAGATACAATTGGCGGTAAATATTTTACTGCTATGTTGGACCATGTGACTGGTACACTAACAGCCAGTTCAGCAGTATTAGTTGATGTCAACAAAAGTATTGATGAATTAAATGTTGGTAATCATGCTTCTGCCGGTGGTCAAATAAAATTTAATGAGGGTACAAATAATGGTACATCATTTATTTCCCTTAAAGCCCCCAATGATGTCACAACATCTACAACATTTACATTACCAAACGGAGACGGTACAGCAGGACAATTCCTTAAAACGGATGGTTCTGGTAATATGTCTTTTGGTACTGTTAATCAGTTTATCACATTAGATGGTGATACAGGTACAGACACATACAATACTGCTGAAACACTAACATTCGCTGGTGGCGCAGGTATGGATACAGTTGTTACCGACAACAATATAGAAATTCAAGCGAATACATTAACAAACGCAAACTTGTCAGGTAGTGCAGCTATTTCAAATGCTAACTTGGCAAATCCTACAACTACTTTAGGTACATCTACTTTAACACTAGGTCAAAGTACACTATCTATTGACGGTTTACAATCATTAATAGTTGATGATATTACAATTGACGGTCAAACAATGTCAACAACTGCTGGTAATAAAGATATTAATTTATCGCCACATGGAGTAGGTACAGTAATTGTTCCTACAGGTTACGAAGATAGAAGTGGTTTCGTAGATGAATCCTTGGCAAACAAAGCATATGTTGACCAAGTTGCTCAAGGTCTTGACGCTAAACCATCTGTTAAAGTTGCTTCAACGACAAATATACCGGCAACATATTCAAACGGTACAGCAGGTGTAGGTGCAACATTAACATCAACATCAAATGGTGCGATATCAATTGATGGTGTTTCGCCAATAGTTAATGATAGAATATTAATTAAAGACCAAACAACAGCTACTCAAAACGGTATCTATATTGTTTCTACTATTGGTGATGGTTCAACTGCCTTTGTATTAACAAGAGCAACTCCGGAAGACCAACCTGCCGAATTATCTGGCGGTTCATTTGTCTTCGTAGAAGAAGGTACAATTGGTGGAGATAACGGTTATGTATTTACTCACACAGGTTTACCAACATTCGGAACAACTACTTTAGATGTATCACAATTTTCAGGTGCTGGGCAAGTTGTAGCTGGTGACGCATTATCTAAATCAGGAAACAGATTAGATGTTGAAGTAGATAATAGTTCAATGGAAGTAAATGCTGACCAATTAAGAGTTAAAGCATTAGGTATTACTAACTCAATGTTAGCAGGTAGTATTGATGGTGCAAAGATAGAAAACTTTACCTTTAGTGATGAAACTTCATCTTTAGGTTCGGTTCAAATAGGAAACGCCATGGAGTTTTTAGCAGGCGAAGGTATTAATACAATTGCAAGTGGTAACACTTTACAGATTGAGGGTGAATTAGCAAGTACATCAAATATTGGTGTTGCTAGCTTCTTTACTGATAATTTTAGTGTAGGTGCCACAACTTCAGGTCAAGTGAAAATAACTAAAATAGATGGAGGAACATATTAATGTGGAGTAAAATTAAAAAGTTTTTTAATAGACCTTTGGTTCTTACAAAGAAAATGGAAGTAAAAAAACCAGAAATTGTAATCAAAGATTTACAAAAGAAAACTAAAAAAGAATTAGAAAGTATCGGCAGAAAAGTCGGTATAGAATTAGATAGAAGATTAACAAAAGCAAAATTAATTTCGCAAATTAAAAAAGCACATAGGAAGTAATAATGAGTGTAAGAATTTTACCAAAAAGAAGTGAAACTACATTATCAATACCATCAACTTCGACATTAGAAGTTGGCGAAATTGCAATGAACATCACAGATGGTAAATTTTTTACTAAATCTAGTGCAGGTGTTGTTAAAGAAATGGGTGGTGCTGGTGCGATTGGTCTACAAGATGTAACCAATACAAACGGTACAACTACAAACAATATCACACTTAACGGTTCTGATTTGATATTCGAAGGATTCCTAGAGAATTCTTTTGAAACATTTTTAAGAGTTGAAGAACCAACAGCTGATAGAATTATCAAACTTCCTAACCAATCAGGTACATTAGCAACGGTTGGTGACGCTTTAGCATATGCGATAGTATTCGGGTCTTAATAAATGGCGAGTGTATTTAAAAATTTTGGTCAAGCAATTGACACAACAGACGGTAGTACAAATGACATATATACTGCTGGTACTGGTGTACAGGCAGTTGTCCATGCTCTTTTTATATCAAATAAGAGTGAAACTACAACAGCGGCTGTCAATGTCAAGTGTACAACTGACGGTGGTTCTAACTTTTTTCACATTGCTAGAGCTATTTCAGTACCACCAAGAAACACAATTACGATTGACAAACCCATTAATATGGAACAAAATGATAAGTTAAGAGTATATACAGAATTTAATCAAGATAGCACCTTCCCCGATTGTGAGGTTTTTGCAAGTATTTTGGAAGTTAGTTAAAATGTGTTATAAATATATAAATAAATAGGAATTAAAGATGGCATTATTATCAACAGGACACAATCCCTCAACAACCTTTTCAGAGAAGAAGGCTGTTCATGGATTAACAAGAGAAGATGATGGTCTCTTAAAATATACGAGAGTATATTTAAGTAGTGATGAGAGTTTTCAAGTATCAGATGGTTCAGGTTTCGCTTATGGCGGACTAGAAGATGTTGCTTTAAACTTAACAAATGATGGTACTGCTGTCAACACAACAGTAAAGAATACTGCCGAAGCAGGCCTTGAAAGTTGGCAAAACGACAAAACAACAAGACAATACGAGCAAATTAGAATGGA